GGAGCTGTCTGAAGATGTCCCGCAATCTCGCGGAGACATCGTGCGATCCATGACAGATTCGCAGTTGGCTTACTGGATGGTGTATCTCTCCGTGCACCACGGCTATCCCGGGTATGATTTGAGTTTTCTTTGGTGCGATGGCCACGGGCCGTGCATGGGTGGCAAGGACTGCCGGGATTCCTGGCGCATGAATTGTGCTGTTCGCTATCTGATCCGCAAGGCTCGTGATATTGAAATCCCGCAGCGGCCTAACATGCGGATCCGGGACCATGAGGAATATTTCACCAAGACATTTTCCTGTCCGTCGTGCGGCAAGAGGATTTGTTCGTACACCTTTGGCCGCGAATGGACTGATAACGGACTGCAGCTTTCGGAGATGTTTGCGAAGCGGGTCTGTCCCAGCTGTAGTCAGGCGATTGACTGGAGTGAGCAGGTTATCGCGAATGCGGAGGAGGTAGCTGATGAAACGACTGACGACTGATGCACCGCAGGATAATTATTCAAATGCCCTGAATCTGTTCTACATCAAGGACCGGGAAACATGGGTGCGTGGCGGAGGTCCTGGCCCTGAATATCCAGACATGAGTCTCTTTGATTTTACGCGGCAGATTGTTCGAGATCACGCCCCCAACATTGACCTGCCGGATGATAACGACACCTTGGCTATTGTGCTGACGGAATGGTTGTGTGATGGCTCCGACTCTATGGAGGGCATTATCGCCCTTTTATACACAGCGGCTTGGGCCTTTGCGGAACTGAGGGAGCGGTTGAAGACGTACGAGGATGCGGGACTCAATCTGGAAGTTTCTTGTAAGCAAAGCAGGAGGTAAATATCATGGGAAGCTACATCAACATTTGCGGTCGACGAATTGAGTTGACCCCCGACCAGGTAGAGCAGCTGCGGGAAAGCCTTGGCATCCCCGGCGTCCGGCTGGCGGATATTGCGGTAAGCAACACCTTCCATATCGGCAAGCATGAGTTTGTCGTGCTGGAGCATTCCGGCGACACCACGGCAGTGATCTGCAGGGAGTTGCTGGTGGACAGCATGGTGTTCGGCAAGAACAACCGCTATGACGGATCCAACATGGATGCGGAATGCAACAAGTTTGCCGACGAGATTGCTGCCATTGTGGGCACGGAAAACCTGGTGGATCATACGGTGGACCTGACAGCTGATGATGGCCTGAAGGACTACGGCAAGATCCGGCGCAGGGCCTCTCTGCTGACCGCCGATCTGTACCGCCGGTATGTAGAGATTCTGGACGAGCACAAGATCAGCAAGTGGTGGTGGCTTGCCACGCCCCACAGCACCAAGCGTCACGAAAATGACTCCTGGGTGAAGTGCGTGGCGCCGTCCGGCGGCATCGTCTACCGCGGCTACTACTACGACTACGGCGTTCGCCCGTTTTGTATTTTTAAATCTAATATCTTTGTATCTAAGTGAAAGGAGATCTTCCATGAACAGCATTACCGTGAATTTGGACAACCTCAATGAGAGCGAGAAAGCACAGCTCCTCAGCATCGCAGAGAAGGCAAACGCAGCCACGGCGGCCAGCTTCTCCGGTGTCAAGGGCGAGACCTTTACGGTTGGCGGCATCGAGTTCATCAAGTTTCCCAGCGTTGACGGCATGACGCCTGCTGTGGCAAAGGACATTCTGTTTAGATCTCAATTCGGTGACAACAACCATCTGGCAGAGAGCGTGATCCTGAAAAAGCTGAAGGAAGAGGTACTGCCCAAGATCATCGCTGACGTGGGAGCGGAAAAGCTTTGCACCATCAAGACCGATCTGACAACTCTGGACGGTCTCAAGCCTTACGAGGATATGGAATCTCTCATCAGTCTGCCCACCTTCGACTTCTACCGGGCGAACGTCGGCATCTTCGACAAATACCCGGTCAAGGACTGGTGGTGGCTGGCAACTCCGGAATCTGTAAAGCCTCACGATAACCCCACCTGGATTGTTTGCGTGGCGCCGTCCGGCTACGTCATCGGCGGCAGCTACTACGGCTACGGCTACGGCGTTCGCCCGTTTTTACTTTTTGACTCTTCTATCTTTGAATCTCGAGAGGGCTAACCATGGCCGACACTGACCTGAAAGTAATCGTCAAGGCGAAGGCGTTGGCTACGCACTCCTTCAAATTGACCTCCAACTGCAATCGATATCCCAAGAAATACCGCCACTCTCTGGTAGACCGCATCCAGCTGAAAGCTCTGGATATCTACGAAACGCTGCTGGAGGCCAACCGCATCAATAATCAGCGATGCAAACAGGAGCGGTGTGAGGCGATCACCAGAGCCATTACCTTCTGCGATGAACTGCTGTTTTACATCGAGCTGTCTATGAACCTAAGCCTGCTGAACGATCAATCGGCCGCCTACTGGTCCAAGATGGTATCTGACGTGAAATATATGTCCATCGCCTGGCGGACCAAGGAGCGGCAGTAACCCGCTTAGGCTGTGCGTTGTATTTTTCCTTTTGCGTGGCGCCGTCCGGCAACATCAACAACGACAACTACAACAACGACAACGGCGTTCGCCCGTTCTGGTGGAACGTTCGACAGAGTAGGCACCAGCCGAAATCCACACACCACATCAAAAGAACGCACAACCTTTCCGTATGGATAAACAGAAAAGGACTATGCTGTATGACCGACTTCGAGAAAGTGATTGACTTCGACAATCTGTACCGGGCGTTCCGCCGATCCAAGCGCGGAAAGGGCTACAAGAAAAGCTCCGCGCGGTTCGATATGGTCGCGCTGGATGGCATTAACACCCTGATCCGGCAACTGCAGAACAAGACCTACCGGGTATCCGCGTATAACGAGTTCAAGGTCTATGAGCCAAAGGAACGCCTGATCCAGACCACCTCTTTCAAGGACAAGGTCATACAGCACGGCCTGTGTGACAACGTGATCATGCCCCGGCTGCAGCACGTGTTCATCCACGATAATTGCGCCGGGCAGAAAGGCAAGGGCACTCTGTTTGGCCTGAACCGGCTGAGTGAGCAGATGCGGCAGTTTTATGAGCGGTATGGCTTCGATGGCTATATCCTCAAATGCGATATCACGAAGTTCTTTTACAGCATTTCACATGAGCAGCTGAAAGACATCGTACATTACCACTTTTCGGACCCGGATGTCTGCTGGCTTTGTGACCTCTTCATTGACAGCACAGAGGGCAAAGGGATTCCTCTTGGTAATCAGATCAATCAGGGGTTTGCTTTGCTGTATCTGGACGGAATGGACAAGCTCATCAAGTACGAGTTGGGTATTGAATACTACGGCAGGTACATGGATGACTTCTATCTGATCCATCCAAGCAAGGCATATCTGCAGCACTGTCTGGAGGTCATCACAGCCTATCTGGATACGCTGGAACTGGCCTTGAACGGGAAAACGCAGATATTCCCGTTCAAAAACGGCGTCAGCTATCTGGGCTTTCACACCTATATCGCCCGAGGCGGAAAACCGATTCGGAGACTGAAGAACCAGAACAAACGCAACGCGCAGAAACGGTTTGTCCGGATGGCGAAGCTGGTGGCCGCCGGGAAACTGCCAAGGGAAAAGTTCGAATCTTCATATGGGGCCTGGAAGAATCATATTTCCCACGGGAATTGTTATCAGTTGGGGAAGAGCATGGATAAGCGAATCAATGAGATATTGGGAGGTGGAGAGGATAGCCGTGGAAAGTAAATGCTGCAAGACCTGTTTCTTCCGCATCGGGCCGGATGAGCGGATGCGGTGCAGCAGGCGGGTGATCGGGAAGCTGTATGTGGACGCCTTCTTCGTGTGCCCGCTCTGGGTGCCGGAAAAGCGAGGTACATATGTCTGAGGGTCCCCTGTTCTACTGCACCCGCCAGCGGGCGGGGCCTCTGGTGAAGGAGTGTCGGGCCATCCGGTTTAATGCTCAGACATCATGTTAAATATGATTTAGGAGGATACTAAGTGAGAAAGCGGAGAGCGTGCCAAGAGCTGTGGGGTCGGGCAGTATTTGTGGGTTGCAAGTATTGCGGCGAGACAGACAGGCCTTTGCGAAACTTCGAAAATGGGAAAATCTGCCCGGAGTGCTTGAAAAGACGAAAGGTGTCCGATTCTGACACAAGAAAGGAATAAATGATGATGGTTAAAATCGGAAACTCATACTTTGCAGAGACGGCTATTGAGGCTATCGTTCCGGAGTGGTTGACGGGGCGGAGCCCTGACAGGGTAGTAAGGCACAACTCATATGATGTACATCTAGCCAACGGCAATATTTTGACTGTCGAAGCTACGGAAGATGAAGTCACTGCTGCGGTGAGCCTTTTGGGCTTTTGTGTTCCGGAGGAGCTTGAGGAGCCGCAGATTGAGTTTAGCCGGGACGAGCTGGAGGAGCTGGCATCGCTCTTTGAGGCCGGATTCAGGTGGGCGGCCCGAGATCGTGACGGAAAGGCATTTACCTATAAAGACAAACCGGAAAAGGGTAACACTAGTTGGAAGGGCGACGAGTTCCAGCGTCTGCACCATGATTTCGAGGCAATCGTGTTTGAGGCCGATGCTCCTTTGGATTTAGCAAAACTGTTTACGGGGGTACTTGGATGAAGATGCTGATTGTATTCCTTCTGGCCTTTCATTTAGGGCTGATTCTGGGTGTTGGCGCTGTTGTCCGTCAGGTGCAATCCGGCCGTGTGGCTGCTGGTGGACGCATTTACTTCTGTAAAGACACTGGACCAATTGTGCGGTGAGCTGTTGACGAACTTGCGCTTCAAAGCTATATTAACAAGAACAAGAATCATTGAAAGACGGATGCCATGAGGGCTGCGGTCTGTGATCCAAGAAGGGAGCAGGCCTTATGGCGAAGTTTAAAAAAATTATCGTTGCCGGACCGTTGGTAATCGAGACCGTTTATCCGGCGCCTAACCCCAGAGACAGTGAGGGTGTTCGTGCCGGCAAGAAGGCTTTAAGTTCTGAAGCTCAACAGCGGATGAATCTCAAGTACGCCTATCAGAAGCTGGAGCTGGAGATCGCCGCCAACTTTGGTGTGGGCGATATCTATGCAACGCTGACCTATGACGATGAGCACCTGCCAACTAGCCGGAAAGCAGCCGTTGCTCAGATCAAGACCTTTTGGAGAAAGCTCCGTGTATCCCGTAAAGGTCAAGATCAAGAACTGCGCTATCTCTATGTGACTGAGCATAAGCATGGTGACGGCCGCTGGCATCACCATGTGCTTCTCAACTCCACCGGAGAAGACTACGCTCTGATTCGTGAACTGTGGGACCAGGGTAATATTGAATTTAAGTCTATCCGCATCGATCGGGATCGCAACTATGAAACCCTGGCTCGATACTTCTGCAAGGAGCAGCGGGATAAGGTAGGACAGCGTTTGTGGTCTGGATCCAGGAATCTGCGTAAGCCGGAGAAGGAATGCTTCCGTGTTCCCAACGATACGCCTCTGACACCGCCTAAGCGAGCAGAGGTGCTGGTGGATACCGGCGATGTTTGTACTGCATATGGCCATTTCAGATACATCAAATATCTGCCCTGCGGGTGGCCGCAGGTAGAGAAGGGTAAGGCGAAGCGCCGCCGCAAGAGGGCGCGGTCGTGACCTTTTTATTTAATTTTTCAGACTTGAGAGACATATTAACTTTAGGAAAAGGAGTGTAAAACCCATTGAATACGCAACAGATTCGTGGTAGAATGTTGACAGTGAAAGACGGGTGGCTGACCTGCCCGACCTGCCGTCGAAATAAGCGGCTGATGAAGATCAACCCTGACACAGTCGCCAGCCGGGCAGTTGCCTATTGCCGGGACTGCAAGACCGAACACATCGTGGATATTGACCGGGGCCAGTGCTTTGAGAGCCGGAGCCAATGACAGACGCAGAAATGCGTGTGATCGTTGGCTCCGGCTTTTTGTTTTGCCCGGAGGCCGTGGAGGTGATAGCCCATGGCGAGCAAACCGCTTAGACCCTGCAAGCATCCAGGATGTCCGGAACTGACCCGTGAAGGTTGGTGTCCCAGGCATAAGCCTAAGCACCAGCGGCGCGACAGCGCAGCGTACCACAGCTGGTACCTGCTGCCTATCTGGATCAAACGGCTGCGGCCGGAGCAGCTGGTTCGGGAGCCTTTCTGCCGGGAGTGTGCGAGGAAGTACCCACCAGGTGATCCACGCCGTCGCACACGGGCCACAGTTGTGGATCACGTTCGGCCATTCCGCGGGGACTGGATGCTGTTCGTGGATCCGGCGAACCATCAGAGCCTGTGCAAGTCCTGCCATGACCGCAAGACAGTGGCCGAACAAGCCGAAGAACGGCGCAAAAACGGGGCGATTTCATGACAGGTTTTCAGCGGGAGTCTACGTCCGCACGCCGGAGCGCAGACGCAGGCGTGGGTAGGTGCGCGGTCGTGTGCGCAGGGAGCCCGGAGGGCTCTCAAGCATGTACCCCGGCCAGAAAAGTTTTGAGCGTCTCTCCCGGATACCCCGCACCCCCTCGTTTGCAAGGAAATTTCCCAGATCAGCATTTTCGGGGAAGAGTTCCCTGGGAAGCGATCAGAATCTGACTATTGCCTGCAGTCAGAGTGCGAAAGGAGTTGTGAAACGTGCCGACGGCCCCGAAGCGAAGTGACAATTTGAGCGGACACCGCACGGAAGCGGAAATGGAGGCCAGAGCACGGGCTGAAAAGGAGACGCTTCCTGACCGCGGTGGCAAAGTAAAGTTAAAAAAGCCGAAGTTTATCTCTGGCAACAAGCTGGCCAGCAGCTATTGGAACGGCCTCCTCAAGCGTATGGCCGGCCTTGCAATCTTGGATGATCTGGACAGTGAGATGCTGGCGGGCTACTGCTCCATGCTGGCCCGGAGGGATCAGACCATTATCCTGATCAACAACCTGATGCGCCGTTTGGGCGTACAGGATGCGGCGGAGACGCCGGACAAGGAAGAGGACGAACCTGCTATGGACCCGGACGACGTGCTGGCCGCAGTGGCCAAGCTGGACGCCCTGAACGGGAAGCTGCAGGCCCTGGATCGGAACCTGCTGCAGTATGCGGACAAGCTGGGGCTGACGCCCACCGGCCGCGTGCGTCTGGCGCAGAAGCGCGCCGAGCAGGCTGCCGCCGAAGTGGAACCGGACGGTGATCTCTTTGGCGATTAGAACGCGCAGCGGACTGCATCACCCAGTGAGTGTGTATGCCAAGCAGGTGACACAGGGGCGGCTGCAGAATCTATGCTGTCCCTATGAGATCAAAGCCTGTCAGCGGCATCTGGACGACCTGAAGCGGCAGGGTACCGAGGATTTCCCCTATGTATTCGATGAGACCCGGGCTGACCGAATCATCCGGTGGTTCGGTCAGTGCATTCAGGTGCGAGGCCCCTTTGCGGGGCTACCGGTGGAGCCGCAGCCGTGGCAGATATTCGATCAGGGCTGCATTTATGGCTGGGTCCACAAGGACACCGGCGCCCGGCGGTTCAACCGCACCTACAACAAGCGGGCGAGAGGCAACGTCAAGAGTACGGAGGTCAGCTGCAAATGTCTGTACCATATGTGCGGCGACG